GCTAAAGATCCTCTATCTACAAGACTTAATGCTGATCTATCTAACCAAACATTCCTACCGGCCTTTTCAGAATCATTGATTTCTAATAAATCTTTAATTCGAAGTAATCTAAGTTTAACAACATCACCAGATTTTGGTAATGTAATTTCACATGGTTCTTTGTAATTTTCATCTAATTCAATAGTCTCTAATTGTGAGAGATCTATATTAAATTCTGATTTTTTCCAACAACTACCGCACTCAAATTCTACTGGAAAATCTTTAGAATAAGAATTTATGGTCTCCCATAATACTAAATAGAATCTATCTCCAAGAGTTAACTGCAGAGGATCAATTCCTTTTAAAACCCTAGAAAGTATTACATTGTATTTCTTATCAAAATTTTCAGAACTAATTTCGGACATAATTTTTTCATCCTCACCTTTTAAAGTTCTGATTTGAATTGTTGCTGGATCTACCCCCTCATACATTAAACACTTTGAGGGTAAACTTACTGGAAAATAATTGTACTCTGCCATTGTTCTCTCCTTTTCTTTTGTTGAGAGGTTTCTGTTAACATCATCTTATCAGTTGTGCTAATGTATTACCCTGACTAAGAATTATCCCTTTATAAGTTTGAGTAATATTACGATTTGAGTTATATTTTCCCAAAATTATTCCTTTATAATTTTTTAATACTTGATCACCATTACTTTTATAATCTATTCTAGCAATGATTTTACCTTTAAAATCTTTAATAAGTTCTTGATGTGGTGCTGCACTCATTTTCTCCATAACGTGAATTAATAGTTTTTTAAATTCATCCATACTAAACCCAAGAGTATTCAATTTTATCAACCTGAAACTCAATAGCAACCTTTGTTATAGAATTTTCTTCATAGCTTAAATTTGTATATTTAGGAAAAGTAATTGGAAAACACCCAATTAACTTATATTTCCCAAATGCTACTCCAGTTGCATCTAAAAATCTTACAATAACTGTTTGTTGGTAATGTTCTTTGGGATGAAACAACCCTTGTTTATCAACAATTAAGTTCTTCCAAGTATTAAAATAAACTGATACTATATCCGGCATAGTTTTTAAAAAAGTCATCTGAACTCGTTGAACAGTTAATAAACTTGCAAACCAAGCTTGGAAAGCACCAATTCTCATAGTTGCAGGGCTCTCCATATTATAATCACCAAATTGAACTGATTGAATAAGTTGTCCTACAGCTAATCCACCTACACCAGATAAATTTGCCCCAATATCTGGTAAGGATACGTCCCAGAGATAATTTCTCTGGAAACGTACCTTACTAAATAAATGTGCAGTAGGTTGACTTATAAATTGTCCTATAATAGGCAATCTTGCCATTAATCACTCCCTTAAGATTCTTCAGTCCAGCTATCAAACCCAAAAGTTACGGGGTATTTCACTGTACCATCACCGGCATCATAACTCAAAGATACTTTATCAACTTTCTGTATCCAAGCACCTCTTAACTTAATTTTCATAAACACACTACCTGCTGTAGTGATACTAGTAAGGTAGATGTCTGCCTTATACAAAGGATCACCAAGACCCATTCCTGTTACATTATCTACAATCTTTTGCTGCCAAGATTGAATAGCATCAAATACTTTCCTATCTTCACCCTCAATGAATGTTACCGACCAAGTGTGATCATATTCAAGCTTACCTGCCACAACAACACCAGCAGTCTGTTTAAAAGGTATATTTATCGGAGTGTTACTTCTACTAGGTATTTCAGTAGATTGTGCTCTTAAAGTATACGTTAACGATTCTCCGTCCCCAATTGGTACAGGAACAAGTACTTCCCACAGGAAAGTTCTTGCCGGATTTGTTAAGTTAGTTTTCAATGAGTCTATGCCCATATTTGCCATCTTTCTTCCTCCTTATGTTAAATTATAATTCAATTATAAGTTAAATCCTTTAGCTACCAACTCATCAAATGATGCACCAGTTGTAGTGACAATAACTTGAAGCTGGATAAACTCAGCCACTCTTATAGGTTTAACAAACACATCAACATGAAGTTCATTTCTATCAATAGTATCTGGTGTGTTATTAGTCTCATCACACACTACTGAATAACCTTTTGCATCTGTTGTTGTTGTTTGGAAAGCACCACCACCTGCTAATGTATCTAAATATGATTCTAACATAGCAGTAATTCTAAATCTTGTGTTTTCATCATTAGATTCAAATAAGAAGGATCTTAATGAGATTGCCATTGCTTTCTCAATGATAATAAGTAACCTTCTAACATTTACTCTGTCCAGAGCAGATGCAGTTGTTGCTTCAGTTTTCTGGCCCCAAATAACATTACCAGATCCTGGGAATATTTGTAGCGGGTTAATTCCTGCAGCATACAATAAATCTCTCTCACCTTGAGTAAATGATAATCTTGTACCATTCTGGTCACAAATACTAAGAACATTCAAAATACCCCTATTTAAACCTGCTGGAGCATTCCATACATTCCTAATATAATCAGTGTAGGCATATTGAGCTGCAATATAACCAGATCCAGCAATAGGAACTAATGTTGCATTATATTGATCGTATATTTGAACCATAGGAGTATATAGAGCCACATAACTTGAATTAAGATTCTGTGTATCATTTCTCCATGAAATCATTGATGCAGCAGAAGTTGTTTGTGCAGGGTCCATGTTCAAAATAACCATACAATCTTTTCTAGATTCAGCAATTGTTTTTAAGTTTGATTGAACAGCTACTGATTGATATCCATCTTCTATCAAGAGACGAACATCAACATCATCTGGATTAAGGAATAAATCCCATCCAGCTATGTACTCAGCATCAGTTACTGCAGAACCATCAGAACCTTCTGCAAAAGCAAGTGTAGCATCCTGTGCCTTAGGTAATACAGTATCTGCCACAGTAGTGTTATCTGCTACTTTTATATAATCACTATATCCATTTATAACTGTTTCTAAATACTGCTGTCTCCCAAATCCATCTATTTGAGTTTTTCTAGAAACTGTCCAAGATTCTTCTTTGTTGTAAGTACCAGTACTATCAAGTAGATACACATCAATTACAAACACATAAAGTGCATCATTAGTTGTTGTTCTTGTAATTCTAATTCCTAAACTATTGTTCCATATTCCTGGATTACAACCATAGATGTCAAAAATATTATCTTCACCAGACACATCAACAAAATCTGCAGATGTAACACCACTATCAATAGCAGCATTTGAATCAACACTATCACTTTCTTTAATCTTTACACCACCATACAAAGCAGTATTTTGTATTCTGTAGCACCATAACTGATTTCCAGTTTCTAAAAATGCTAATGCAGCATAGTGAAACTTTTCACCCAATACTGGTTCACCATATTCAGATATAAATTGCTGGGAACTAGTTATTAACCGCATCTCTGATGCATCTCCTTTTGCTGAGTATCCTACAATTGCAGCAGTAGTTGTTGCAATTGTTGGGACAATGTTACTTAAATCCAATTCTCTTGTGTAAACTCCCGGTGACAAGTAAAATGCCATAGCCTTTCCTCCTTAGTTAATTATTACTTTTGTTTAAATTATTTTCCATATATTTCAATTAAAGTCACGGTGTTGCCTCTATAATGTACTCATCAATTAATGTATCTCGGAAATTAGGACTTGAACCTTCCCGAATATACAGATCTAAGATGATGTTTAGCACTGTTTTTGCATTTATAGAAGTTACTACCCAGCCCTCTAAATTAATTGGAAATTCATATACAAAATACAGCCCTTTCTGATATATATTATAATCTGTTTTATCAGATACTTGGCCAAATTTCATATACATATCCATTTCATACAACCCATTATAATAAAGAACCATATTAGGATATTCATGCACCCAAAATAAATATGCCTCAACAGCCTTCATTATAGAATCAAGATCTCTACTCCACAACCAAAACTTGTAACCAATTGTTGCTGGAACTGCTTTGACAGTAACAACTTGTGTTTTAGTTAAACTATCCACATATTGCAGTCTTATACCATTTCTGGCCACAGGTGATCTTTGTCTAGTCCAATCAAATTCAAGATTGTCTCTCCAAACACTTATAAATTCAACAGTGCCTTCACCCCGCTTTTCAGCAACTTTTCTTTGGGCAATTTCTTTAGGGTAAAAAACTAAATCTTCATTAGAATCAGTTATATTTAAATAACTCTTAAACTTATCAAACACTAAAGTTTTTATCCCTGAATCCATAATTTGTATAAATGAAGTAGTGCTCATTGAAACTTTTCAAACCTCCTATAAGTCATAAGAATCTCCATAAAACATGTCCAAACCACTTGTTTAAATTCTTCATCTGCTTTAATTATGTTTACTTTTAACCACTCTTCAAAAAAATATTCGGGTTCACCTACACAATGTGTATGCGCCATGATATAATCATGAAGTATTTTACCGGCAACAAGTTGAATAGAAAGTTTTTGAAATCTTATTAATTCAGGATCTACTTTCTTCTCATTCTTATTAGCTGAAGAGTAATCTTTTCTTTTCATTTAAATTTGGTACCTCCGATAAATCTTGTTCTACTTTAACAAATCCCTGTATTTCACTTAAATTATATACATCTTTATTCTGTAGTTCTTCACCTTGCCCCAAATAAATAGTTGTAGAATCACTTATTTGAACAGGCACTTGTGAACCAGAAATATTAGTGATCTTTCTTACCTTTGTTACCATTACTTTGCCCTCCTTGGTGCTATTTTATATCTTCTATAAATCTCATTATCATATGTGTTCTTTAAAACAACATCAACAACTTCAAATTCATCAGTATCATATTTTTCAGGAATAAATCTAGATTCTACCTTGAAGTAACTTCCTATGGTTACTTCTGGCATAAGTTTAAACCAAGCTGTAATCGGTGCCTCATGTTCTGAAAATATCCCCAATTTTCTTAATTTATATAAATCTTTGGCATACCACTCTATCCACACTTTTTGATTATAATGCCCCTTGTACTCAATGTCTGCTGGTGAAGTATAAATATCATTTGATTCTAATGCTGTTAAGTTAGTTGGGACATAAATAGTACAATCAATACCATATAATTCTATTCCAAGATCATTAAATGTTCTCATAACATTGACCACACCTCTTGGAATTATTTTTGACATTATTTATTTGCCCTCATAAGTGCTAGAGCATCTTTCATGTCTGCCCTCATCTCTTCTCTAAACAAACATAGTTGCTCTACCAACCTATCATACTTGTCATTTGAAAACTTGCTTTGCATGTTAAATTCACCACTAAGCACCATCTGTTCTCTAGGAACGTGTATGTCATGGTTTGTTAAATGAGTAAACACTTTACCATCTAAGGATCTAAGTTGAAAACTAATCCCGCCCAATATAGCTATGCTAACCATAACTAAAACTGG